TCAGGCGCTAACCTGACCCCTCCAAGTCCCCGAGGGGATAGTTTACTGCTTGACGAGACGGCGGTTAAAGATGCCCGCCAAGAACTCGATCACGCGATAAGCCTTCGCCACAACGGCGTCATCCTTCGGCGTGGGCGTCAGGTTGACAACGGCGACGGCCAGAGCGTGAAGCGCGAAGACCACCGCGAGGTAGCCGTCGAGGTCGAAGCCGAACAGAAGCTCAAACAATCAGCTCTCCTTAGAAATTGGTGGCAGCAAGTCGGTTGGTGACTTGCGCCCGGTAAGCCTCGTCCTTGCGGTAACGAGGATCGCGCATGGCCTCGACCATCTCATGACGAGAAGCGAAGCCAGCGGATACGTTGCCCGGCTCACCACCGTTCACTAAACGGGGCTCACGGCCATTGGCGGAAACGTACTTGGAATGGAGACCGAGGACGGCAAAGCGGAGCGCGTCGGCAGGAGCCGTGTCGATGATCCGATTGAACGCCTCAAGCTCGGCGGTCGGGAGGTTGGCCTTCGCCCAAGCTGTGACCTTGGCGAACTCCTTGACCCCGCCGACCTCCTTGAAGACGGCCTCCGTCTCCTGCGCGGCAAGAGCCTCCTGGCCGCGAATGTAGTCGTTGACGAAGTCGCGCGGGTAGCCCGCCTGCTGAAGCTTGGCGTAGCTCTCGTCGGAGAGCTTCCCACCATTCTTGTCGTACTCGCCTTGGAAGTCAGCGATGTTGAGACCAGCCTTGGCGAGGCCATCGGTTACTGCCTGCTCCTGCACGGGAGCGGGGTTTGCCGGGGCCGGGTTGGGCTGCTGCTGCGACGACGAACCAAGCTTGCTCTCAAGCTCGGCGTAGGACTTGGCGAGGTCCGCAACCGAGGTGAACTTCTCGGGGAGACCTTCGGGACGTGAAGGGGCCGCAGGAGCGGGAGCGGAAGGAGCCGCGTTGGAAGCCGGGTTGGTGTTCCCGGCCTCCGGGGCGCTCGGTCCAGGCACCTCTGCGGGCATGTGGACAGTGACGGTCATGTGGCCTTAGTGGTCGATGCGAACGAAGCCCCAAAGACGAACGGCGTCGCCGCTATCCTCGGGGAGTGAAGGGGACGCAGGCGGGGTCGGCTCCGGTGCAGTAACTGCACTCGTAGCGTCCTCGACGGGAGCCTGCGGGGTCTCTCTCGGGTCTTGAACGGTAGGCTTATTGCGGGCCACCAGGGGCCTCCTGTTGTTGAAGTCCCGCTCTCATCACTTCAGGCCCAAGCTTCTCCATCATCATCCGTTCATTGGACTGCTGCTGCTCTTTCGCCAGCTCGTCATCGGTCTTGATGATGTCGCCGGTGTCGATGCTAAGAGCGACGCCCGCACGCTGGATCAGCTTTCCAGGCTTGCCGTAGGTAGCGAGACCGTTGGGGCCGAGGAGCTGATTGATGACGTTGGCGAACATCATGAGCCGGTTGAGGTCATGACCGCGCCCGAGGGCTTCCATGCCGGTGATGATCGAGGGCTTGACGAGGTCCTGCGGCAGAGGCGGCAGGCGTCCGTCCTGCTCCATCTGGAACATGAGGCGACGGACGAAGGGGAGTTGGAACTCCTGGGCGAGGATCGAATAGACGCCACCAAGGGCATCCTCTAGCTCACCCGCCATGATCCTGATTTCCTCGGCAGTCACGCGCTCGGCGTCACGCTGCACAGAGGAGGTCAGGAGGAAGGCTTGGGCGAGACGCATCTCCGTCCTGGCGATGGTCTCTAGGGCCACCCGGAAGTCGTTATACTTCTCGACCTGAAGGACACCCACGTCATCCTTGACACCGGACCTTACGGCACAGTTAGGAGCCTCGGTGATGGTCCGCGCTTCCGTCACCCCGTTCGGGTTCAGGAGGAACAGGACCTTAGCCGCCGCAGCGGTGCCTTCGACAATCGCCCGCTGAAGTCCTTCAGTGGTGCGGAGGTCACCGATGTATTCCTCGACGTGGCCTCGGCCATAATCCTCGCCGTCGATCTTCGCCCAACGGAGGAAGAGGAACGGCGTCTTGTCGAGGGGCCACTCGCCGTCAGAGCCGGGGACCATGTTCCCCTTAGCTTCCTGATGGACGTGGTACTTGTCGCCCTTGCGCTTGATCCAAGTATAAATGTCGATGCTGTCTTGGATGCCTCGGGAGGTTTCCCCTAGCTTCTTCTGAAGCTCCTCGGGGAGTGCGAGCGGGGACACCTTCTCATGGATAATCGCCTCTACGACGTTTCCACTAGGATCACGCTTCACCACATAGCGGTCTAAGCGATATACCTTAAGTCCACCTTTGGGCTGCACATAAGCGCCGACATTGCCTGCGACGAGGAGCTGCTTGATTGCCTCGAAAGCGGAGACACGGGTTGCGTTGGTTTCGATTTCGGTTTGAACGGCCCGCTCGATTTGACCAAGCCCCTTCTCCACCTCGGTCCTCATCTGATCGGAGCCAGTGAGTTGCTGAAGGGCGAAGTCGTCCAGCATGAGCCGGAAGAAAGCTTGGTTCGGGGGCATAAGGGCTAGAAGGAGCTTCGACGCCAGATTGTTGACGCCTCGGGCTCCCATGCCCTGAAAGGGTGTAGGAAGGTCGTTCGCAGCTCCATGACCCGCCCTCGGCATGAGGGACGGAATGGTCAGCTCGGCGCAATCCCTGGCCCGTTGAAGGTAGGGACTGCGGAGAGAAGCGAGCTGCGTGTAACGGCCTGCCGCAGTGGAAGCAGGCTTCAAATCACTTAGCCTCGGGGAACGTTGAGGCCGGTGTTGCCTGCCGTCTGCGGGGCGTTGAGGTCGATGCGAAGGGCAGCTCGGCCACGCTTGCGGCTGTCAACGCTGTCCTGATCCGACCCGGCCTGCACCATGCCAGCACCATCGGAGGCGGCGGCGGGCGTCGGGCGGGCGGCGAGCTTCATCATCTCTTCGTTCTGCGCCTTGACGTATTCGGCCTGCTGGCGATTGAACTCCATCTCCTGCTCGCGGAGGCGGGTAGCCTCGGCGTGCATCTGACGCTGTTCGGCCATGTGGCGGTCTGCCTGGGCGCGGCTCTCGGCGGCGGCACGTTCCTGTGCTGCGATGGCCTGACGAGTGCCTTTATTTGAGGTCTTGCACAAAGCGGGTATCCCCTAGAATGTTCTCGGATTGACGACGAAGTTCCTCGATGAGGAACCGGACAACCTCGCGCTGACCGACCCTTA